TCTGGTGACATTATCCAGTTGATCATTAACGCCTAGATCGACCACAAAGGTTTTGGGGCGAACGAGGAAGCCTTCTTGAATCAATGCACCGATTTCGATTTGGTGTGCGCAGTTGTTAAATACAGAGCGCAATCCCTTGCCATCACCGCGATTGGGCGTAGCTGTAAAGCCTACAATCTCTGCGCTATCGTTGTCCTCAAGCACAGCATCAATCACACGGCGGTACGTCTTAGCCGCTGCGTGGTGTCCTTCATCAATAACGACCATATCGAACTTAGGACGCTGTGCGAGGTTACGTTCACGAGAAATAGTTTGCACCATTGAGAATACGGCATCGCCATCCCAATGCTTGACCGTTCCATTCACAATGCTTGTTGTGATGTACGGGTTCACCTTTTTAAACTTGGATTCGTTTTGCTCAACAAGTTCATCGCGGTGTTGCACGATAAGAATCTTTTTGCCTTCCTTGTGGCGCTTACCAACGAGCGCAGAAAGCATGATAGTTTTGCCTGCACCAGTTGGTGCAACGACTAAGGTATTGCCGTGTTTGTCGAGTGCATTCAGAGCATCGCTTACGGCTACCTCTTGGTAGGGACGTAGTAACATAAAACACCTGTTCGCTAGAATTGGTGGGGGGATTGCGGCCCTCTGCCCCCCGGTCAGAGGTCTAGCAGGCGCGGATTGGCCTTGCCGCTAGATTACCTTTGCGCCCAAGACGGGACACCACCAGACGCTTGAGGCTGCGAAGGTGCAGCTTGCTGAGTGGCTTGCGCGGCAACAGGAGTCTGCTGCATTGGCGCTTGTCCGCTTGGGATAAATTCCCGCGAATTAGGTGTTAAAGCTGCGATCAAGCGATTGCTATCACTGTAGCCGTTAGTCCCTTTCTTAATACCAACTTTAGCACAGATTTCCATAGCGTTTAAGTCAAAAACACCAGAAATATTTCGTGCCTGTTGCGCTTGTGGTGAAACGTCCGCAGGATCAATGTTACGCGCACTTTCGACAAGTGACTTTAATGTGCGTAAACCAATCTCCTTGGCTTGCGGAATACCGCTTTGGCCCATCTTGTCACCATCGACAAAGACGCGATCCCAAAACTTACGGCGATCAAATTCGCCACCAATAATGGTGAACTCAAGTTCCATCCACTTAGCTGCTGTGTTCATGGATTTTTTAAACCAAGGTCCAGAGCCAAACTCAGGCACTTCAATGTCACCTTGCTTTACAAGGACGACTGCACGGCACACTGTGCCATTAGGGATTAAAGAAAACTCACGATCTTGTGGGTTATCATCGGCGGGTACATTATTTAAATTAAGCATTTTGTGCTTCCTCTTCGCTAGAGATTTGTGTTGCAGGATCAACGAATGTTAAATCCTTTGGTTGATCGGGAGAGCCACTAGACATCTTTTCCATCAGTTTGCCTAGATGCGGCTCTTCCAAGGTTTCGAGGCGACCAGAGCGATCTTTTGCAGGGTAGCCCCACTCATTCAATGGCTGACAGACAAACGCACGATACTGACCGTGATCCCCTGACAGGATTGCCATTGTAATTACTTCGTCAACAATTCCGGGCAATTCGCGTCCAGTCTTGCTGCCTTCGATTTGCAGCGCATATTGCTTGCGCCCATAATCATCTGTGATTTCGTCAAGAATGCCAACAAAAATTACATTCTTGGCGCGAATGTGCTGAAGATGTGTAAGCCACGACATCATCTCACGCCCATGCATTCCATAGGCTGCGCGTGTGTCTAACTTCCCAGAGCGATCAGAACGCGCCTCTGGCTGCTGTAAGCACCACTGAAAGCACAAACGCCCTGCGACTGTGATAGAGTCCACAAACAGAGTATCGTACTTCTGCCAGATGTCTCCGCTATCGCCATACATGGTGGCAACGTAATCGTAATGCGCTTGAGAGTAAGGTTGATCCTCACTGAGCGCAGGGTTTGGCCCACCTAAGAAGCAGGCTAGATCACGACACTCTGTCCATGTGCGTGGACGAATCACATCAATAGGATGTCCTTCGATTGCTGCGTCACCTGCCTCCAAGTCCATAAACAATGTAGTTTCTGGATTGAGTGTTCTAGCAAGTGTGGTTTTACCCACACCGCTTGGACCGCATACCACGATCTTGTGGCCTTTCTTTTCAGCTAAACGCTGATCGGCTGTAATAATTTGCAGGACCATTATTCTACCTCCTCAATAGTAAATCCACCAACTTCTACGGTACGGCATGGTTCGAGAACCGCCTTGATTGCGGGTGGGGCTGCTGTGTATTTGCGCTCTTCCACTGCGATTGTAAGTTTACCGTAATGACGCGCATCGTCTTCAGGCATGGCCTGCAATACGTTGCCAAGTTCATCTTGGTCCCACACAACCTTTTTGCGCACCGTAGCTTTTAGCTTACGATTGCCTGCAACGATGTATGTGGTTCCAAAGTCTTTGCCATCTGCGCGTAACGCATCAGTTGCTTGGACAAAGAAGGTATCATGGATTTGTTGTTCTACGTCTTTCAACTCTTCACGCATTTCACTAATGACGTGCTTGAGTTCATCTCGACGTTCAAATAGCTCACGACTATTCATGTCGATTCCTTTCCGCTTTAAATTACTAGAGCCTTATCTATCCCATATGAGTTGGGATTTGTCAACGACTTTTTTTAGATAAAAATATTTCTATGCCGAGGCATGCCTTCATTAATTTCTTTTTTAATTTAAATTCAGGGGTTTCTACGCCTTTGGCATCCTCGACCACCTCATACCATTCGCCGTCTTTGTTTTGCTTCTGGTATCGAAAGTCAGCAATGTATGCACAAATCTTTTCATCGTTGACCATGAGATTGTAACGCACCTGTAGCTCCAAGTCTTTGACTGTCCCTGCGCGTTCTAATGATTTAAGGTACAAGTAACGTTGTGATTCCCACTTAGAATCAAACTTGATTCCCTGCACAGTTACTTTCTTGTTTCCGTACTTGGGTCTTGACCCACGTCTCTTGGGATTATATACAGTAGGAAACGTCATTTATGGGAAGGAACCTCCATGCCAAAGCCTGAAAAATACAAATCAGTCGGTATATCAATAGACGCGTACAACAAACTGATATTCATTGCCGACCAAGAAGATCGTGCTTTGGGTAGACAGTTATCACGCATGATTGATGAAGCATACGAAGATGTTCAGGAGCGTGTCAATAGCAAGCGCAGCTACCAACCTGCTGCCGTAGGCATAGGTGGCATAGCTTCAGTTATTGAAGACTAGAGAAGCCCTGCGCTACCCAAACCACCTAGCAGTGTTGCCGCCACTGCTGGGTTTTCTTTTGCTCTTTGACGAATACTGGAAACATCAGAAATACTAGGTGTTTGTACCGGGGCAACGTCAGGAACCTGAATATTTGTTCGGCTTATTGAAGGTGGCACCGGGGTAGATGTTGTTGGTTTAGATTCCAGTTGATTTTTAAATTCTCTAGTTAATTCAGATGCGTCTTGAAAACCACCAACAGTAGAACGAACACTCTGCTGTTTTGCAAAAGATGAAGCGGTGTCATTTAAGACGTTCAAAAATACCTGCATTTTACCAGCTTTAGTTTTTTCTTTCGCAGCTTCTTTTCCATACCGTGCAGCAAAAGATGTGTAAAATGGACCAGTGGATAAGAACTGACCAACTACACTAAGCCGAGCAAGTGTCCCTAAATTTTCTAATGGATTCGCTGCAATGTTAGCTGCGACAAGATCACCGCCTTCAGCAGACGCGCCTAAAACTTTCATGTTTCGACCAAACAAAGCAATAGCATCCGCCTCTGCTTCAGGGAATAAAGCTCTTAATTTACCAGATTTTTCAGCCCTTAACAGACGTTCCGATAATTGTTTAAAGGCTTTTTTATCTGTCATAAAGCTATGCTCAAAATCACCTATAAGATTTTGCATATAATATGATTGTAACTCTGCTAACTCTTCAGGTTTATTTTTAAAAAACTTTGATAGCTTTGTAATGTCGTTCCCTTTTACAGATGGACTTGCTAACAAGTCGGCTGCTTCATCTGGCATCAATGATCCCGCACGAAGTTTTCTAGCCATAGCTGCGGAATCAAACTGTGCTTTTTCTTGCATTGCGTCTTTTATGTTTCGCAACAAGTTTACACCAGTCTCATCACCTCCTGCGGCTAAAAAATCATCAATAACACTTTGATCAATTCTTGTTAAAGATAAAGCATCCATTTGATCTGCCAGCCTACGAACTTCTGATATTCGTGATCCGAACAATTCATCGGCTGTGCCGCCAAGAGCATCTATTTTTTCTTTTAGTTTACTTCCACTAAACTTTTTTGTGGCATCTAGCGTGGAACCTGATTCTCGCATCGCTTTACGCAACCATTCAGCAGCCGCACGTTCACGCAAAGGTTCGTAAACTTTTTCCCCTAAAACCTCACGAGCGTCCTTCAACAACTTTGGATTATCTTGCCTTATTAAGTTTTTAAATGCCTGAGATGGGTTTAACTCTTTACCACCTTTTACGGCTGCGTTTAGGCTTTTTAAACTAGCAGCAGACGATACCTTTTCAAAACTATCCATGCCCTGTTTAAAGAAACTACGAAGTTTTGGTATTTCAGCCGCGACATCTTTAAATAGTTTTTTATCTGCTGCTGTTAAATTTACAGCAGCTTTTCTTCTCATAGCATTACTGACAGATTTTGGAGATATAAAATCATCTAGCTTGTTAAGAAACTTGTCCTTCATAAGCTCAACACTGTCAGAGCCATAGTTACCCATCCAAGTATCGTTTAATGCTTTTCGAGCTTTGTAAACTTGAGTAAATGAGGCATCATCAGGCAACTTCATTAACTCATCAACAGCCATGCGCGACTTGCCAAGATTTCCTGATCCAGCCGCTACCAACCTATCAAGTTCCAATTGAGCGTCTGCTTTTAAACCACGCGTGTTAAACAATGCTGTGTCGCCTACCGCACTGTTTGTAAGATTTTCAAGGTTAGCAAACTTTTCTTTAACTTTATCGTCAAAGGCTTTGTACGCTCCGACAAATGCCCCTTGTATGTCAGCATTCAACAACTCATCTTTTTTCGCAGCTTTTCCTATCTGAACAGCAATATCATCCATATGTTTAATTAAATTATTAGATGCAAACTTTTCAGCCTGAAGCAATGCAGTGTCACCAGTCTCCACAGCGTTTGTTAAAATAGCAGCAGTAGCATCTATATCCACACCACCATCAGCGCCATAAGCACGTAACTTTCCCAAATCTGACATAATTTTTTCATGGTTTTGGCGCAATCTAGCAGATGTGCCTAAAGCCTTTTCGCTCATTGCCTGTTGACGGGCTACAAGGGAGTTCGCACCCATAGCGGACAATGAAGGTTTATACCCAGCCTCAATAGCTTCAGCGACTTCTTGTTGGGTTTGTGGAGCTAACTTACTACCTGCGCGTCCACGACCTGTTATAAGCCCAAAAGATTTACCTACCGCACCAAATATACCTTCACCAGCAGCGGCTATTGCTGCCTCCGTAGCAGCAGCCTTACCCACTTCACCAAGAGTTTCTTCTTGTGTGCCTCTTAAGGTTTCTACACCTTCTTCAAGTAGCTTACCACCTCCAGCGCCTAAACCTGCGCCAATAGCAGCACCTAAGATTGGGATAGGAATCGCAGCTTGTCCTGCTATAGCACCGCCAATACCACCTACAATTTCCTCACCAGCCACACCAACAAAGTCTTGCAAGTCAGATAAACTAAAACCACTTTCATCAATCATAATTGGTTTATCAGTTTCTATGCCGAGCAAAAGTGCGCCTTTTGGCGTAATAGCTAAATTGCCTCGCCTATCTCGAACGTAATCACCCTCTCTAAAACCATAGCGAGCTAAAACATTTTCTTCT